AGCGTATGCAGCGCGTGTGCAACGTGCTTCAAGCGCAGCGTAGCACCGACCAACGTAGGGGTTGAAGTAGCGACAATTGCAATTGTGTTCTGCGTGAACGTGTTGTTGAATCGTCCAAGGTAGTACACGTCTTGGGTCGAGCCATCAGCCTGAATTACTTCAGCAATATACAACGGGTCACCCGTTTCAAACTGAATGACGTTACTTGCATCTCGCGTGAACGGCACGTCAGGGAAAAGCGACCCATCTTCAAGCGTAATCGTGTAGGTGTTTCCACTCACAGATGGGACTGAAAGAATCGTGGACGCTGCACGTTTAGACACAGTACGTGGGGCGTGTGGGTTAGCGAGTGGACCGGCCTTGAACTCAACCGCGCTGACGTACTGACGCATACCGTAGTCGAGATTACCTCCTTGTGTTTGTACGTTGGCCGCGTCGTAGTAGTACGGGGAACGTCCCTCAAAGTCAGACGAAGGTGTACTTGCATCCGAATCGGTCGGGACAAGAGTTTCACTACGGAATCCTTGAGCCACGAAAAGTGCAGCACCGGGGATGGCGTTGGTAAAGAAGCCCTCAATGAAGGTACCGTGATTTTTGGATGAAGGGACAGGTACCTTGATGAATCCGTCCGTCGTAGGGTCATTGACGTACAACGCACTCATGCCGTTCGCAAGGAAGCATCGGCGGTAGTAGCCGACGCTTTTCATGTTCCCAACGCTTCGTGGCAATGAGCCTTCGTCAGCATTGGGAAAAATCTCAGGGAAGTCAACGTAAATCTCATAGAATCCCGGCGATGGAATGGGGTTCTTGACAATGCGCTCAATGTGAGCCGCCGCAACAAATCCTTCCCTGTTGGAACCGTACGCCGAGGATGCTTGCTTGTCTGCTTGTCCAATGTCGTTGGCACGGCGACCCACGGGCGTCGGGTTCCATGAGTGAGCGGTGTAGGTTGCATCGAGGTGCAACTTCATCGAGTTGTCAGGACCGGGAAAGATGCCCTGTTCAGGATGGTCGAAGAACTGCTGCGGGAAGACAGGAATCTCGACCATGGCCCGTGTGCTTGCAAACTGCGTACCGAGTTGGTAGTCGTGTGTCACCGTGTCCATGGACTGAAACAGTCTGTCGTTCACGGTGCTGCCATCTTGAGCCATCGCATCGTCTGCAAAGTTTGGGTCGTTGTACAGGGTCAGCGAAGTCTGCACGTCGGCAGGGGATGAGGTCGTCTTCATCAAACCGACCGCGTTGCACCACAGGAAGAAGTTGGAGTACTCTTCTCCATCAGCACCAAGGTAGCGGCCCGTACCGCTTGCGCTGACGTTGGTGAAGATGAAGCCGGAGCCACCCTTGCTTGCGTATTCCGCACTCGCGCCATTGTCGAGGTACACTCGCCCCACCTTTGGGAACGCGATGGCGGGAACGCGATGGTGCCCCACGATGCAATATCGGGTGAACCGTTGTTTAGCGGTGCCACGCTGAGAATGTTTTTTGTGGTCACGGTGTCGTTTTTGGCGTACACGTGAGTCGCACGTACAGCGCAGGAACGGCGCGTTGAGCCGGGAAGCCTCATCAGCGGGCTTGGGTCGAACGTCGGCTTCGTGTTCACCGCACCTTGTCCCGGTCCTCCAAGCGTCACCGTGACCACAGGTGCATTCGGCTCAATCTCCTTGACGATGTAAGAGTCAGGTGAACCTTCACCAACCGCGCTGACGTTGCGGTTCAGCACGGACTCCACGACACCCGCACCGGTGACGGTGATGGTCGTCAAGTTTGATTCAGGGTCATTTTCCTCGCTGATGCTTCGGAGGCGCGTCCGTGCCATCATCAGCATTATTGTGATGGACGAGTCGTCCTCAAGAGCAGAAAGCAGTTGGTTGCTCCGCCGCCGGTCTGTTGGTTGCACAAAGATATGCAATTTGCCCGATGGCGCAAGGTAGTTGTCAATCACGTCAAACGTCTCATGCACCGGACTGATGCCGTCAGGGATGCCCACGTCGAAGACACCCGCACCGGTCTTTTCCTCGGTGGGAGTGACCCGCTTGTAGCCACCAATCTCGGTCAGGTCGTCTTCGGTCACGATGCCTGCCTTGGTGAACGTGAGTCGGTTGTACACCGATTCGTGGTCCAAGGAAACGTGAGAGGCACGTACAGGAGCAGGTGGTGTACACGGCTCAGCGTCAACGCTCGACACAGGTGTGTACTCAGCAGGGGTGCGGGTGAAGTCCAACTCAGAATCGTAATCAGCACCGCCCGTGTTGTCCCCAATCAGACTGTGCGACTCAAACATGTACTCGTTGCTGCTCTTCACATCAGGGTCGAGAATCAGCATACCGCCCGGAGCATACATCGTAGCGTCAAGAGCAGCAGCAATGAGGTCGTACACGTACGTCCCACCACCAAGGTCAAGAGAAGCCGCAGGGACCGTCTTCTCGACCATCAGCATTGGTCCGCTGATGCCCATGCTTGCACCCGTCAGGTCAATTGCGTTGTAATGAATCTCCACGAAGGGAGCCATGTTGTGCGAGGTTTGCAAAGCAGGGACGTTGAGGATAGCAACACGGGACGTGGTTTCAGGAACAAGGTGATACAACCGCGTTGTATCATTCACATCTGAGCCGGACAATGGCGCAGGTCCTTTCAGCAAGAAGGGTCGGAAGTCGAAGTCAGCACCACCGATGCCGATGACTTCACGGGCAGCAGATGGCAAGCCGTTGTGAACGACTGAAGACGCCGTGGTGCTTGACACGATTTCAGTCACCGTAGCCGTGGCATCTTCGCTAAACACGTCAGTCAGGGCGTTCATGGCAAACGAATTGCGCAGCGAACGGGACACGTTGTCGTAGCGCATTGTCACAATGTCCGCTGCACCGGTCACCGTTTGGTCCACAACCAAGTCCGACGGCACCGGATAACGGCGCATGAACTCATGACCGACAACGTGCGAGAAGGTGTGCCGCCCGCTATGTCCAATTTGGAACAAGGGGTCAACATCGCTCGGCCACACGACCGCGAACGGATTGTTTGGGTCGTCGGTGGTGGTTGCCATACGCGATGAGTACACCATGCCGTGCTGCTCGTTGTCCGTTTCGTCAATCACCATCTGACCGGTGCGGTCGAAGACTTGCGTACCGTAGTGCGGTGGTTGGTACGGCTTACCCGTACCGTTGTCAATCAGCAGGTCGGCACCGACTACGACGAAGTAGTTGTCCACGTCAGCCGTCCGGTTGTGCAGCAACCCGCGCAGCCCACCCGTACCGTTCACAAAGTCAACGTGAATGCTCGTCAACTCGATGACACCCGTGCTGCCGTTGATGCTCTTGACACGCACACGCTCCGGTGGCTTCTGATTAGGCTTCTGCGTGGCCCGCGTGATGGCACCGGGGTTGATGAGCAGGTTGTAGGGTACGTGGGCAATTGAGAGCGTTGAAGGGGTGCCTGAGCCGGTGTAGTAGTCCACGACCTTGTACGACCCCATACTGTACGGTTTGGCCGTGAAATCAACGGTAGGGGAGGCAGAATCGTACGGCTTACCGGTGAACCGTACAATGAGTGCTTGAGCATCGCTTGCAGACACCGTGATGCTCGTAGCGTTTGCGCTCACGGCGTTGAACGAATACGTTCCTTCCACCACGTCAATCGGCTCTTCAAAGCGGTACAGACCGGTGGACACGTCCGATTGGGTCGGCATGTGCGACTCAACGGTGGACTTGTCGTAGTGGCCGAGAAAGTGCAGGGCTTCGACCGCACCACGGAACTCACCGCCCTTGCCGCCCACGTACACGTGTTCGGTGGAACGTGCGATGCGCATGTCAGCATCGAGTTTCTGCGATGCGATGAGGTCGCCGTTCACGTACAGAAACGCCTGACCGAAGGAAAATCCTGCAACGACGTGGTACAGGGGTCTGTGCGCAGCGTTGAGGTTGGTCGCCTCACCGTAGGTACCGGTGTCAAAGCGGTTGTACGAGTCGTGTACGCTGCCCGCGTGGTGAGGATAGACGATACCATCCCATCGGTCGCTGGCATCAATTGCCGAAGTCAAATATGCCTGAAACAACCCTGCGCTGCCCTCAAGCAGCAGGTCGAAGGTTGCGGGGCCGGGAGTGTCCACGGTACCAAGCGAAAGCGTGAACTGCCCCTCACGGTGAGCAATCACACCACCGCAGTCGGGCACGACCCATGCCTCGATAACGAAGTCGCCGTTGGCCTTGGGAATCAGCGGGCTTTCACCACCGCTACGCCGCTCTTTCTGAAGCAGGTTGGTGACCACCTTCCCGTCCGGCGTGGGCTGACCCGTACCGATGTAGTTGCCTTGCGGCAGAATGACCGAATCACTTACGCCGTCAAAGAAGAGGGCGTGACTCGTTCGACCGACTGCAACCATGTATTCACCTCACAGGATTACGTCAGCCGGTAGGAAGATGATGGTGAATTGGTACAACGGTTCGCCGCCCAATCGCACAAACGTAGCCTTGTCCACGCCACCCTTAATCCCTGTGTAGGAGTTCTTCGCATCGCTGAATTGAACACCTGCGAGGGTAGCGTTCTCCACGTCTTTTGTCTCAGGATTTTGCAAATGGTACGTCCCCGTCGTCATGAAATGGTTGACGGCGGAATACTTCTCACCCGACGCTGCGTTGACCATTGACTCAAATGGAATCTGAATACCAATGATGTAATCTCCACCACCGCGTGTATTCCTACGCCCGGTCACATCATCTCGTTGACGTAGGCTTCCTTTCTCAAGCCCCCGTCCGCCGTCCTGCGAGTTGTTTAGCACACCCCACAAGTGCTGCACCTTGTCGCCCGCACTCATGCCTGTGGTACCTGCTCCTTCTTGGTAGCCAACGTATTTTGTAATGATGAGTGGTTCCTTTGCACCGCTGTTCCATTTTTTGAACTTCGGGTATTTGGTGTTATTACCGTTTGCAGTACGAGTGATGCTCACTACGGCGTTTGCCTGTCCGGTGTAGGGTGAAGTGCCCGTTGAAGTAGTGTAAGGGGCACCCATAGCAGCAATACGATTTGCAATTCCTTGAGCAATAGATGCTGCTGATTTGGCGGTCGAGGTTGACGCATCGTACGTGCTTACCCAATGAACTGAGTTTGGAGCGAAGAAACCATCCGATGCTGAGTCTTCCACAAAGTAAATTACATTCGTATCATCGAGAGCAAGTCTTGGTGTATTGAGATTGGAAATAGTAGTAGGTTCCCAATATCCTAAAGCACTTACCTTGACCACTTCCTCTTTTTCAGCATCAGTAATTTCATCTCCAATTTTTCGTACTCCGTCTATCCTGTACGAAAAATCAATTGAAGCACTCGCTTGCGTGCTTGACGACACAAACACCGCATCATCATCGGTCATGACACCTTCCAATTGAATGACGGCACGGGTCAGGTTGGAGTCGGTAGCGACACGGTGAGAACCTGAGTACACAAGTGGCTTGGGGTTGAACTTGCGGTCCACGTCCATTGTGACCGTCGTGACGTTCAACTCAATGATGCCGCCGTTGCGCTGAATCAGACGAATCGGTGTACCGTTCGCCATCAGAACCGCCCCCTCATGGTGGTGCCGCCAAGGTTGCGGGCCAACTCCTGCTGAATCATGTTGCCAATCTCACGGGCCAATTGCCGCTTGTCGGTACGGTCGGTGATGCCTCCCGCGTTGACTGTGATGTTGTAGGTTTGATTGCCGCCCGGAGCGTTGTCGCCCGTAAGCGGCACAACCGCTTCGGGGCCTGCCTCACCGATAAGTGCAAGCGTAGGGGAGTTGACGATACCACCCTTAGCGAGTGCAGGAATCGTCCAACTGCTGAGGTCCATGCCTACCGTTTGTTCACCGAATGGCCCAAGGTCGAATGTCTTTGAGAAGTTCAAAGCACCAACAACTGCATTCCATCCCTCAATGATGATGTTGAGTGGTGCTTTCATCAAGTCACCAAATTGAGTAGCAAGGTTGCTGAAGAAGGTCGTAATTGACTCACCCGTAGCCGCAAGCGTACCGCTTGGGTCGGCAATGAAATCCATGAGCCATCCAATGACAGTACCACCGACGTTCATAGCGAAGTCAAAGAAGTCCCCGACCTTCGTAATGCCAAAGTTTGCCACACCACTCAGCAGGTTGACGATGGTGCTGAGCGGTTCGGGTAGCGCACCAATGGCAAGGTCAATCCGGTCCTTGATGGAGAACGATGCAAACGCACCGCTGCCCGTAATGAAGTCGAAGACGAGTTGAAGCGGCTCAGGAATTACAAGAGCGAAAATACCCGCCCAATCAATTGAGAATCCGTCAAAGAGTCCTGTCCAATACTCTTTGGTGAAGACTTCAGGTAATTCAAATCCGGTGAACAGGGCAAAGATACCTTCGACTTTTTCCATCACCCCGTCCTTGATTTCCTGCCAACGAGCCATCACATTTGTCTTGAACTCGTCCCACCAAAGTTTGAGGTTCTCCCACTTTTCCAAGATGGGGGTCACCACGTTGTCGTTCACGAAGGTCTTGATGGACTCAAATGCCTTGATTGCCGTCTTACCAATGTCCTCAAACGCAGGGGCGATGCCTTGTACGAGGTTCGACAAGGACGCCATGGTTGAGAGCAGCGTCATATCTTCACTCCCAATTCAAGAACGAGTAATCGAGGCTTACGGTTTCGCGGTCGCCGCCCTTCGCCTGTTGTCTCCTACGTTCGCTCTCCTTTGTCTTCTCTTCGGTCGCCACCATTGCCCAAACGAGGGACTGCTTGAAGAGCCGAGGACTGAGGGCGTACACTTCTGCAAGGGACATACCGTAGTGCTGCGAGATGATGTAGGCCCACAGTTCAATCTGTGTCGCTAAATCCTCTCCGCTATCGTACGTTGTCTTCTTGAGAAAGCGTTCGACCCTCACTCGCTCGGCGTCATAAACCCCCCTTGCATGGCCTCCGCAATCTCATTTGGCTGCGGAAGCACACGCGACACGGCTTCACCGATAGGTCCCTTCAGGGACAGGAGTTCAGCACCCGTCAGGGCGGGGTTGGTGCGCACAATCCAATTGGAGAAGGCATGCTCCCAATACGCCTTGAGCGAGAGAGAGATTTCACCGTTTTGAATAAAGACCATTTTTTGTGCGGCGTCCTGAATATCGAGGAACGAAATGTCGCGCACCCAAACCTCAATGACCTGCGAGGGGTCATTGGGATTCACGGGTACAACGTGCATCGTTTCATCATTCGTCTTCAACAACAGGCTCTTGTCCGTCACTACTTGTGTCATTCAATTCATCTCCAATGGGTGCAGCCGCCTCTTCTTCGACGGGGGCATCCGACTCGACTTCAGGGGCCGCTTCTTCAGCGGGGCCTTCCGTCTCATCTTCTTCGATTTCGATGCCGTTGTCGTGCTGACGCAGGCGCAGTACAATCTCGGCCTTAGTGCCGTACACCGGCAAGCCGCGCTCCTTGCACAAATCACGCAGTTCGGCAACGGTCATGGCGTCATACGCCAAAGTGGAGGGAAATGGGGTGTCCTCTTCAGTCACGACCTCTTCAGCAGGTTGTTCCACCACTTCAACCTCTTCGACCACCGACTCTTCCGGTACGGCAAGACGCTCTCGTACCCAAGTAAGGATGGCCGAGTGGCTTGAGACAGGGCATTCCGCTGCATGCTCGACGCCATTCTGTTCACACACCCAAAGAGCGTACTGCTCAAGCCCAAGCCGTCGGCACATAGCGGTGGATATAATCATTCTCTCACCTCAGTATTTCAGCAGGGTATCACGTGACAGGACGCGCATGGACTTGGGCATGACCTTGAGTTGGCTCTTGACAACACCCTTGTCTTCGGGGATTTGGAGGGGTGCCTCAACGATGTAGTACTCGTCAATGAGGATGACCATGCGTTCGCTATTTCCAGCAGCCGTGTTACCGAGTGGCTTCTCAAACTCAATGACGATTTGCCCGTTTGTGGCACCGGTTTTGTGAACGCTGAACTCGGTGGCCGAGCGCATCTTGTTGAAGAACAACGGGTCGTCCACCATGACTTCAAGCGACAACTCGTAGGAGGTCTTGCCTTCAACCATCAGGGCGGTGTTGCGGCTACCACCGAAGGGTACGGCTTCATCAGCGGTACCTGAGTTCTGCGTTGAGCCGTTGATGGTGTGGAATGCCTGTATGCCGGTCTGCCCACTCAGGGTGAAGTTCAGCACCTTCCCTGCTTGCACACCGGCAATGTTGATGCTACCGTCATAGAACATGAAGGGCTTCTGCGTACCCAAACCGATGCCCGAGTTGAGGCGGTTGACATGGTTGTTGGCCGTGTCGTCAAACAGGCGGTGTGGGTCGTACCGGTCCGTGGACGTACCGGGGTTTTCCAAGCGACCCGCATCCGTGTAGCAAAGGGCCGAGTTGAAGTTGACCGCAAGACGCAGGGCAGCGTCGTTGTCGGTGGAGAGGGTAAAGTCCGTCACCTTGCAGCCACGAAACACACGGGTCAGCGTCTTGGCATCGGTCACACCACCGTCATTCACAGTATCGGCGTCCTTGTCAAGACGGCGGTGGGACACCTCAAGGCTGAACGAAGGGGTGTGCGAGCGAGCGAAAAGCAGGTGCGTCACAGGATTCGTAATCGCACACGTCGAAGCAGCAATGGAAGGTGCGTTACCCGCGTTGTACACGTGGTGACTGACTGTACGCCCCGTAGTGTGGTCGTAGGCCAACGGCTCGTCAAGGAAAATGACATTGCCTCTCTTTCCAACAATACGACGGATTTCATGGGGGTATGCGTTATCAAAAAGTCGGGCATCAACCGATTTGTCCCATACCGAGGTAATTGGCTCATGGTCAAGAACAACAGGCAAAGCGGTAACATCATCTTTGATATGAATGAAATTGCCAACCGCGAATGAACTTGCGTCAGCGAGCGTCACAGACGTAGCACCAACTTTCGTTTCGCCGTTCAAAGTGGACGTAGTACCGGAGTCAGGCAGCGTTGAAATCTCGTTGCCAAGGCAATACTTGAGCCATCGAGCGGTGTGCATCGCCACCTCAAAAGAACCACCTTCGGTGATGAACTTGCCCGGAACCTGCACGGCGGTATCTCGACCAAGACCGACAACGTGGTACCGCTTGAGGTCCACCTTGGTTTCAGGCAGCGTGAGTGCGGTAGCAATACCGAGGAATTGGTCGGTAAGAACATTCTCCGTAGGTCCACTACTTGCATACGCATTGTTTAGAGCGTCCACAGGCGGTGTCTTGTACGGCAGGACGTGCAATGAATGCGAGGTACCGGTACCGGCCAAAAGAGCAGGCGAAAAGTTCAGCGTATTACCGTCGTTTCCGGTGATGGTGAACACGCGACCATCAGCAGCGTTATCCCCACTACCCACAGGTGTTTGACCGGTCAACACAAACTGAGAGCCAACAAGTATGTCTTTGGGAAACATCAATCGGTTGCTACCGTCAAAGAAAGGAGCAACACCGGACGTGAAGGTGAACGACGTATCACCTAACGCTCCCTCAAAAGAAGCATCCGTTCCATGTACGAGCGTAAAACCCGTCTCCGTTGCGAAGGAAACCTCCGCCAAATCACCCTTGTACACAGTACCCGGCATCTTCTCACCTCAAGGAATCAGTTCTGCAAGTGTTACAACTTCAATCTGAAATGTCATCCGGTGCATGTGTTTGCTACGGTCTGACAGGTCGGTGCGCGTCTTGAACACCATACGGTCGAAGTTGATACCATCCCCCTTGCGCTTTGAATGGACGAGCCGTCGTATCTCGTTCTCAAGTTTTTGCAAGTGCTTCCGTCCTTTAACCGTTCGGGCATCAACGGTGATGTTGATTCGCGTTGTCACAAAGTCGTAAAACAACTCAGGAGCCTCTTCGTTATGCGCCGTTTCGTACAGGAGAATGAAGTCGTGCTTCTGCAAGTCAAGACGCTTACCATGTTCAGGGTCCGTGGTCGTAATGTCAATCACAACAGGGCGGTAGTTGCCCGTGTTGGCGCGGTTCCAATTATCCTGAAACAACCCAACCATAACGTCGAGGCCTTCAGTCCACGTTGCAACCATTACCGAATCCCCTCCGTACGCTTCATCTCTTTCAGGTCACGGTAGTCAAGGGGTACAAAAAAACCATCCTTGTACTGCAATTGCTGCTCACGAATCTGAAAGTTGGCAGCAAGCATTTGCCGGTCCACCGAATCGTTAATTGATTCAACCACCATTTCATTTGCAGGCTCACCCTCTTCGTTGATGATTTGACCCTCGATGAACTCGCAATCAGCCGCGCCTGCTTCGATGCGAAGGAACATTTCACGCATGCTCGCAGGCTCTTGGGTGAAGTATTCACGCAAGTCGGCCTGCAACTTCTTGTCTTTCATGTACATCTCGGTAAGCCCATCAACAAGAGCCATGCCTTGCTTCGTGAACTCCCTCACTCAAACACCACCAACTCAACATAGCGGGGCAGGGTTCGGTCAATTTCAGCCTGATACAGTTGCACCTTGCTTGCAAGGTCAATGTTCTGCGTACCTTCAGGAATCAGTACGCTGCGGTCGTCAGCCATCAGCAACTCGATGGCAACCATCTTTGTGCAAACGTCTTCAATTGCTTTTTCGATGTACCGCTCGCCATAGATGTAAGCGACCTTAATTGCGTTCCATTCAAAGAAAGGATAGGAGTTGTTGAAGTAAATGATACCCTGCTCCGGGTCAAGCCACCAATCGCGCAGACGGCCCACGTCACCGCTGCTGCTGCCGCCTTGCAGGTCCACTTGGAAGGTCTGCTGCGAGATGGTACCCGTCACGGCAGTATGGTCACCGGCCACGTCAGCGCAACCCGTGAATGTGGTTGCTGTCTTGCCCGTGTAGCGGAAGACAATGGCTCCGTTGATGGCAACACCGGCATTCACGAACCCCTCAGTCGAGTTCACCGTGATAGTCCCCGACACGGCAGAAACCACCGTAGCCGTCCGTCCCGCCGTCTGCTCAATCACAATGTCAGACGAGGTGGACACGATGCTGCACGTTTCACCGCTCTTAACGGGGCGCATACTTGTGATTTTGACGACTCCCGTACCAAGGTCAGCGTTCGCGCTTGCGAGGAACTCGTTGTGTACGGCGACATTGGTAGTGGAGCCTTCAAGCGTAAAAGCAGGACTAAACGTCACCGCAGCCTTGTTCACCCTGTCTTCCTTGTTGATGAGGTCAGCAAGATTTTGAGCCGCCGTGGTCGCGTCAAAATCTCCACGCCAATTAGTACTGCCGCTACCAACAGAAAGAGTGCCAACACTCCCGTTACCACTACTAACGTACAGACTCTTCCCACCCAAGCCCGAAACATCTGCCAATTTGATGCGGGCTTCGGCTGCTCCGATTTCACGGTAGTCGTCTCCTTGCCACAACTCAATTCGCAACACTTGTTGTACGTTACGGAACATAAGTGGGGCTGTACCTACATAATCGGTGTAGTAGCGGCGGCGGTAGGGCTTGTACGTGTCGAAGTTGATGTACTCAGCCGTGACAAGGTAGGGTCGCCAAGCGTTGTGCGTGATGTTGTCAATCCGGTCTTGCATGCGCTGAATCACATGCTCGACCTTGGCCTTGGTCACACCACGGGTCTTGCCGTTGGTGAATGAGGCTTGGTTCTGAATGTAGCCGTTGTCAGCGACTTGGTAGTCAGCAGCCGTCAACGGGGAAGTCGTGAAGGTGATTTTGACGTGTCCCTTGCCTGCTGAGTCCCCTGCGGTACTCGCAGCGATGGTACTGATTACCAAATCTTCGTGACCAAACGGGTCAGCATCGCTATACACCCGAACAAGGTCACCAACCTCAAAACCGTGGCTGCGGAACTCGGTCCCTGTGATGTACACGGCATCTGTGTCTGCATCAGCACTCATCAGCACCGCGTCTGCGGGTCCAATGTCGAGCAGGTCAGCGACTTTCTGAACGGTTGTGTACACGATTGCCGATGGGTCCAAGGGCCGAGTTTCCGGCTCACCGGGACTGAAGACAACGGGCATTCAACAACTCACCTCACGACTTCATCAATAATAATCGCTACCGTCGAAATCAGGGTCTTTTAATGCGGCCCTGCAATTTTCGCAGAACTTCCATGCAGGTTCAGCCGATGAGTGAATGCTAAAGATGTGACCGCATTTTTCGCACTCTTTTTGGACGATAGGGTCAATGCCCCCAAGGTAAGGATTCCAAGATTGCTTCATCAGGCTCCAAGCGTCATTGAACGGTGTGCTACGGGTGAAGGCCTTGCCGTACATGTCATCATCACCGCCCTCGCCGGGGTCACGCATTTCAGGTATAGAGGTTTGAGATGGCATAACGTCTTCTTCCAAAAGACACTCAAGACATTTTTTTGCGTATTGTAAAGTGTACAAATCATCCTCTTGCTCAACGTAAATACCGCTTTTGCAAACCGGACAATGCGCAAAATACTCCTGACCCTGCCAATCGTAAGGTCCGAGAGGGGTTACGTTTCCATCTGCGTCGTAAGATTGTTGCCAATCTCGCTTGACAATTCTCCAAGCGTCATTGAACGGTGTGCTACGTGCGAAGGCCTTGCCGTACATGTCATCATCACCGCCCTCACCGGGGTCACGAATAGGTGGCTTCACGGTGCTACTCAAGCCAATTCTCATGTACTCAAGCACCTTTGCTTGGTCTTCAGGACTGAGTGAAGCCATCTGCGACAGGAAAGCATCGCTGCCGGTGACGGGGGGTGTCTCAGGCTCAACCTCAACAGGCTTTGGCGCACGTGCAGATGCCGACATGTCCGGCGCGGCAGGCAATTTTTCAGACAAGTTTCCTTCTTCGTCAAACAATTCCTTTGCCCCTTCAGGCATGGGGAAGCCATACGACTCAGCGTTCTTGGCCTGCGCACTATCCTGCATGGCTTGCAACTTCTTTGACTGACCTGCCTTGCCTGCGAGGGTTTGCACTTGCTTTGTGCCACTACGCATGGCGTTTTCTCGCTCAGCAGCACGCTGCTGCTTTGGCGTCATAAATGACTTGTGGTCGTCACCGGGACGATTAAACTCAGCAAAAACGTCCTCAAGGCTCTTACCCTTCATTTCTGCCTGTCTTTCAGGGTCAATGTCCATAGGGTCATTTACAAACTCAAGGTCGTGCATTTTAGGATTGGCAAGCATCTGCAACATGATGAGTTCACGAAGACGGTCAGCAGCGGGGCCGTAATTCGGGTCAGCCTGATTCGTCCAACCCATCTCACGCAACTGAGGATAGGCAATCTTGTTAGCAACACGCGACAAAGGGTGTGGCCCAAGACCTGCCTTCTTACCTCCGGTGAGGGGATAGTACACCTTTTGTCGCTGAGGTGTCATTTCACGTCGGGCTTTGACAAGTACGTATGCCATTTTATTCACAACCTGTTCTTTTCGTCTCGGTGTCCGAGGTTGTACTCCATAGGACGCTCACACGCACCACAGGTTGCCCGCCACAGGAAGTGGAGGAACCCGCAATGCACGCACCGCGTACCTGAGCCGATGTTCAGCACATCACCGATATTTGCATTCCGGTTGCGCTGAGCCGCCGTGACGCCCGCGAGGGGGCGGTCGGTGTTGGTGACGACCGCGTTCTCAAGGTCGTACTTGACGCCCTGCTTGCCTGCGCGAACGAGGTCTTCAAGTTCGATTGAACGTGCATCAAACCCCATCGTACCCCACCTCATGTGAAGGACACGACAAGATAGATGTTTCCAAGCACCGTGATTGGTTCTGCGCTAACGATAGAGTTGGCACCGATGGCCGCAGCAACGTCAGTAGCAACCGCTGAGTTCAACGCCGTAAGGTCGCTGAAGTCCTTGGGCGAGTATGGCCCAATCACCTTCGCTCCTTCCGCCAAGAGGAATCACCTCAAGCGCGGCGACCGATGGCGAAGAAGGTCCCTGCAACGGTTGAGCCGGGAGTAGCGGGGGCAGCGCCACCACCGTCAGGGTCAAGTTCCTTCTGAGCAGGGTACACCGTAATGGTGGTTCCGCTCACCGTAGCCACGTCGAGAAGGTTCAGGGTACCGGTACCCGTACCATCATCTTGCGTAAAGCCCTGCTCCACCACAGACGCGGGGTTAATTGTGAACGTGTCAATGCTGCTGAAAAACGCGCTCAGGTTAATGGTCGTTTCACCGGCATCATACGAACCGGTCACAATGAAGCGGTCACCAAAAACGGTCGGTCGGGGGTCAATAGTTACTGCCATTTATCATCACTCCTGTGTTTCTTCGGTTGGTGCCGTCGGATTTAGGTGTTCCTCAACCAAGGCAAGTCCTGCCGCCTTGGTCACGTAGCCGGAATACTCCACGCCCTGTTCGTCAAGCCAATCGAGAATGTCTTTGCGGGACCATCCGGCGTCAGGCAGGCCATCGCCGCCTTCATCCACCGTGATGCCTGCATCACCCTCGATGACAAACTGACTTTCAGGGAGGTGAGTACGCCACGTGTCGAGCCACTCCTGACTGACCTCCACGGACTTATGCCGCCTGAACACGCTTGGGCCATCAGGCCTTCGCCGCTCAAACGAGCGTCCCACGTAGGTCACGACGGGCACTCAACCACCTCACAGTACGAGGAAGGTCACGGTACCGGCGTTGCCGACTGCGACAGTCAACTCAAGGTCACCCGTGAGGGTCACGGAAGAGCCACCGGTTTCGCCCGTAAGAGCAACAATCTTGGTGACGGGGGTACCATCATCCGTGTCATCACCGCTGCCTGAAGCACCGGAAGACAAGGTGATGGTCACCGCCGCCGTCGTGACTGCACCGAGGTTCAGCGAAATCATTCGCAGCGAACCCGCAGCGTTACCGTCCGTGTTGCTCGCGGTAAAAGCCGCGAGGCCCGCCGCGCCACCGGGGTACGTACCCCCGGAGTTACCGCTGAGCCAACCCGTCTCACCGAGCAGCGTGCCGGTGCGCATGTCGAGGTCGAGGGCGACCGACAACGATGCAAGGTTTGCATCAGTTGCAACCGTGTACTTGATTCCTTTGTTGTAGTATGGTCCTGCCATTTCATTCACTCCTTGTTTTCAGTTTGTCTCCAATGGACCTCACTTCAGGTCACGGATGGAAGCGTGACCACCAAAGAAAGTGGTCCACAACTCACCCATGGTGCGGTACATGCCTTCCTGACCCAGCCTGTTGATGGCGAAGGGGTCGCCCGTCTCGATGCCGGACTCGAAGTACTGAGTCGGGATGGCGGTGGAGAAGTACAGGTAGTCCGTGTCGAGGAAGTACATGCGGGACAGGGTGTCCTTTGCAACGTCCTTGGAGGGGATGATGGGAATACCGTTGTAGGTCGCCACGATGAAACCGGCCTCGATACCGGGCACACCCTTCACACCGTTGTAGGTGGGGGTGACACGCTTTTCCTCAAGGAACCGCTGCTGCGACTGCAAGAGTTGCTGCAAGCGCATGAGGGTGTCGTAGCCCGTCAGGATGACCTTGGGGTTGCCACCGCGCTCCCACGTCAGGCGGAAGATTTCATCGAGGTGGTCGAGGGACAGAACACGGTCCGTACCCTTGGTACCGGAGGTGCTGACTTCGGCGTGGGACCAAGCGTTTGCGTCACGGTTAATCGAGTACATGTCTTCGTCACCGGCTTCTCCGTAGTCACCGGCTGCCCCACCAAAGTCCATGGTGTTCGCCACGTTACCGGATGCCGTGATAGCACCCGCCGTCACACGGTCGAGCGACTCAAAGTCGTTCCCGGCAACGGTCGTCACGTCCTCGGTGAGCATCTTGTTGATGTGTTCTGCGTGGTGCTTGCCCATCTCTTCCTTCAGCACGGCGCGAATGTCACCGAGGCCGTCGTCCTTGTCAGCAAGGAACATCGCCGTCTCCGACATGTCGAAGGTGTGCGCGATGGTCTTGGGCTTCGCAGCAATGTGTTGGAAGGTCGGCTTGGTGGTGTCGGGGAGAGTCGAGTTCTCCGCGAGGCCACCGCCCTTGGCGAAGGAGGGACGCTCCGTGATGACGCGCCACCCGCTGCGCTCCCAAGGCCGCTTGGGGAGGATGGAGAAGGCGTTGAACTCTTGGTTGAGTTGGCTCCACACCTTGCGGCCATAGATGGCCTGATAGATACCCGCCGTGGTGGAGAGCATCGGTGCGTCAGCCTTCAAGAGTTCGCTGCCGGAGTAAGAGTACCCCATGGCGTTTCCTGCGCCATAGAAGTACCGCTCCATGTCGGTAATTGTCCTGATGTAGTCACGTGCCATTTCATTCACTCCTTTGTTTGATTCCTTCACTCACCCCGGACCGCTCGGCCCGCGAGGGTGTGAACTTCGTCCCACGACATGTTCGCAAGGTCGCCCGTGGTGGGGACCTCGACCTTCGTGGAGGACTTTGCAATGGTGGTGCCAACCGCAACGCTGCCGGTGGACAGGTTGTCGAGGCGGTCACTCAGCGACTCAATGGACTTGAGAACCTGAGCGAGAGGGGCACGCGGGTCAAAGTTGTCGCGCTCGACCTGAGCCTTGGCAATCTGCATCTCCTGAGAGAAGCGGGAAGAGAACTGCTGCTCAAGGTTGCCACGGAAGGCCTGCTCAAGAGCAGCGGCCTTGTACACTTCGTAGGCAGCCTCAATGTCGGAGTCGGAAGCCGAGGTGACGTAGGACTTGCCGAGTTGGACAGGTCCAAGGGCACCGGAGGGTTCTCGACCGCCGCCGGAGGTGAGGGCGGAGATGGCACCCGTGGAGGGGCTACCCTTCTCCTGACCGCGACCGCGAACCTGACCGGCAAAGTAGTCGGCACCGTCCACGGAGTCGGGGTTGTCAAAACCGCCCATCTGAGCCTTCGACATTTGGTCGAAGTGCAGTCGGGCCGCGTGGGTGTCAACACCCGCGCTCTTCAGCGTGTCTTCCATCCATGAGAGGTATTCAGCGGTGATAACGTCGCTGTATTCTCCCTTTTCCATATCTTCAGGCATGTCTTCGTCCTCCTTGTTGTCTTTTTGGGACTCTTTTTCTTCGGAGTCCTTGGACTCCTTCTTTCCTTCCTTCATGCTCTCACGGAGAGCAGGAGGAAGTTCGCCCTTTTCCATCGCATCGAGGCGGGCTTCAAGTCGGCTCATAATGTCGGTCAAATCGTTGTCTGCACTCATAGTGGTGTCCTCCTTTAAGATGCTGAACTGCGCTTCAGGGTTAATCCCCTTCTCGCAAATCGTAATCTCATGGAGTTCCATTTTGGAGATTTCCTGATAATCTCCGTGGATTGAGTCAGACTTGCGAACACGCTTGAACGCCTGACCCCCAATAGAGAAGCCACGCAAGTTGCCCTTGCGGATTTCCGCAGCAACCTCACGGGCCTTCTCAATGTCGTTGCGGAGTTGCACAACGACGAACATGCCGGTGTCGTCACACTCAGACTTCCACATGCGACCGTTGGAGTCCACGTAGGAGTCAATGACTTCACCGACTTGAATGTTGGAGTGAGCGAGTTGCACGTTGCGGTACTTGTCGCTCTTCATAAAACCATCAAAGGCATCCTTGAGGGCACTCCGCGTAATGAGGTCGCCCTGCTTATCCACCAATTCGACGGAAGCATAGCCCGCAACCACAAGGTCAGACCCGCTCTTCAGGAGCGAGAGTCCGACTTCAGGTCGCTGAACCGTAAGCATTGTCTCCCCAATCCCTTGTTATAGTACATAAAGTGCTACTATGCGGGCGATATCTTCGCTTGGTCGTTTTCATAGTCTAAAACGATAGGCTGCTCGCCATCCACAGGAATAACGACATGTTCCGTACGCTTCTTCTCATCAGTCTTCCGACCTACACCCTTTGGGTCGTAATCGGGAAGGTTTTGCTCGTCCGTAACCTTGGTAGGACCCTGTGGTGACTCAATAGGAGTAGCAAGGTCAATGCCCAATCCCTTTGGTCCCGTCCACGTCATGCGCTCTTTTGCCAACACATCAAGGGTTCGGGCAATCACGTCCAACGCTTTTTTCGTTCGTGGCTTGAGTAGCCGCTCTTCGTCGTCCTCTTCCAACAGACCTGCTGATTCTTCTTCCTGTTGTTCAAGATTCGGAACTTTTCCCTCCATCTTGACTAAGATGTTCTCCATCATGAGCGGCACAAAGGGCGACCAATACGATGCAATGGATTCAGCAAGTTGAACAGGATAGTCGCTCTTGTACAAGTCACCAAGGGTGGACTTGGGCGAGTGAACGTACCACGCATGATTGAACTTCTCCACTTGGTAGGTCACACTATCCATGTCGTTGAACAAGAGATTGATGCCTCCTTCCGTTAGTTCAATGTCAAAAGGCACGAAGGTTGTTCCATACGACTTGGTAAGCAAATCAAGTGATTCTGCACTTGCGGCACCTTCACCTTCACCGTCACCCTCAATTTGTCGCACGTGAATGTCGTACACATTGCGCCCGCCTCGCACCTTCTTGGTCACACCTGAGATAGAAACACGAACAATGTCACCGACTTTGAATGCCTTCTGTTGGTTGCGAGCCGTACCTACGTCCATGTAGTCGCTGCCCTTGTACTCCACCGCACGGTTTCCAAGCACCGACCCGTCGAGGATTGGCCCTGCGCCAAGTTGGTAGGTGTAGGGACCGGTACCCCTGCGGTCAAGGATGATGAAGTTGTAGTCACGGCTTGGGCGAAGCAGTACCCACTTGGGGTGACGACGTTCGCCACGCATGTAGGTGGACTTGCTATCGCGCAGCAAGATGTTCTCATGCTCACCTTGCAGCCCGTTGACCGCTTCCTCAAGACCTTCTTCGTCGGTCATCTTGGTGTCGTGTGGGCCGGGAATGATGACGCATTCACGGCTATCGAATTGGCTGCGCAACACCTTCAATCGCTCATGCATCTGCATGTCGGACACGTTGTTGTTGTCGTAGTTCACAATGTCAACGATGTTGAGTTCTTCGTCACCCAAGATGCCATCAAGGGTGTAGTTGCGGTCGTTCAACTGTTCTAAGGCCTCACGAAACTTTTTCTTCACGTTGACTTTGCGGTTGTTTTCATCAAGCACCGTAATCTCGTCACCGTTCTTGATGATGATGACACGCTTCCCATCGTACCACTTGGACACGGCCCAAGAGTTGCTGAAGCCGCGAAGGTGTTGCAGGTCAGTCAACTCAAAGATGCGATGCATAGGACGGATGGGAGCAATCCATTCAGGCTCATCTGATTTTGCAATCAAATCATTTCCTTCAAGCAAGTTGTTGATGAAAGCCGTAGTTTCAGATGCATTGATGATGTACGGGTCATTGCTTACTACGTCCAAACCATCTTCAGTAAGACGGGAGAAGGGGAACGAAGTGTCCATTGGCGGAGGCAAGTTTGGTTGTACACTCCTTACCCACTCTTTGCCCATCACTTCTTCTTGATTGTTCGTAGGAACAGGAATGGGAAGGAAGGGAACAGGATTGTTGCCGTACACAGGTGTACCGTCTTCCATAAAGTCAAATCCACCTGAAGAGGTGACGGGCGAACCTGAAAAATGCACATTCATACCTGTGTTAAACGTAGGCATAATTGGGTATTGAGTGGGATGAGAGCCGCCAACAGGCATACCCGCATGCCACCCACGGGTTGTTGAGGTGTTGCTCATTGTTTCCTCTCGGGGCGGAGATTGGTCTTGCATTGGGTCATAGACAATCAGGGTATCAGCCTTGTTTCGGGTGTTGATGTTCTGCCACGTGAACGTGTTTTTGCTTCCTTCCGCTTTTCCATGCGGGTCGCCTTGATGAAGTTGCAAACCCAACAATTCCAATGAATCGCTGAACTGATTTGGTCGCATACGTTGTACAATAGCACCTGCGGCACGATGAATCCCGTGGGCTTTCCACGCACTAAGATTTGACTTACCCTGATATTTTGCCTGTTGAAGTTTTTCAACACCCTTAGAATATCCATGCGTGTGAATTGTATGGTTGATTTCATCTTCTCCATCAAGGTCGTGAATGTTCTGTTGCATGAACTCTTCATCCCTTGGATGAAGGAATGATGTATCGTAGTTGCCAATGTTCTGTACAACACCACTTGTCAGCAAATTGCCTACGTTGTTCACATGCAACGGATAGCCACGGTTTTGTGCTTCTTGAATCAAAGAAGCGGCGTATTCCTTTGTGTAGGGTGTAATTTCAATTCCAAGATGCCCAAGCACATCTTCGGGATTTTCATTCCCGTGTACTTCAAGTCCACTTTCTGTGAGGTAATCACGAATGTCATGTAGCACATCGCTATCCTTGCTCTTCATGTCTTTGACTTCAGTACGGAAACCGTAGGCCTGACGGGTAAGACCTGTTACTTGAGCAGGATGAGAAAGAATCCATCGTTCAGCATCGTGAAAAAGTCGGAGCATGTTAGCATGAGCCTTTGCAGGGTCCGCAGCATCAAACGCACTTGGGTCTTGTTCTTCCCATAGTGGCTTCAGCACGTTAGCAGCAACGAATGTCACCAATTTGCGAGACTCGTCCATCTCTTTCATTGCGTGGTCTTCGTGGGCTTTCCACCAATCGCTATTCACTTCTCCAAGCGCACCCTTCTGCGCTTCAAGTTGCAGTTCAACCAATCGTTCTTTGACTTCTTGGTAGCGTTGACGAATACTTTCAACGTCCAAGTTTGGGTCGCTTTCAATTTGTTCAAGAATGCCCATCATTTCATTTTGCAAGTCTTGTTCTTCTTGCATAGCGGGCAACGCGCCACCCACCTTCATCATGTGAGCAATACCGCGACGTGGCGCGTCTTCTTTGATTCCTTGAGCCGTTCCCTTCTTGTTTTTCGCCGCCACCTTGGAATAGTAGGGCACGTCGTTCAAAGCATGATTTACCTGATTGATTACCTCTTGTTGACTGTATTCCCTTTGGTATCGTTCGTTGAGGTAATTCATCAGTTGAGTGAAGTCACCGTCATCTCCTTCACGCAAATATCGTTCAACATCAGCGGGGTTTGTTGTGTTCAACATTTGTGCAATGTCACGCACAGTACTCAACCCCTGTCGGTCAGCCTTCACATCAAGGAACATGTCTTTCATGCTCTCAAATGTAGGCTTCTTGGCCGAGCCTTCCCATCCCATCATGGACAGGAAGTCGTTGAGTGTTTCACCTGCGGGGAAGGGAACCAATCCTCGCATAACATCTGTATATGACGAAACGGACTTGGCTCGCGGCTGAGTGTGGTGGGCATCGAGTCCAAGGTACATGGCGTGTCGCAGGGCGTCAATCACCATGCTTATTCCACTACCCGAAGCAGCGTAGTTTTCCTTTCCCCCTGTCTTAGAAAATTGATTGTGAGAAAGAGTTGATGACATGTGTTCAAGGTTCATCCCTTGAGTCTGAACCTTGTCTTTCATTGCATCTGCTTCTTTTTTGGTAATACGACCTTGAAAGTATTCATATTCCGGTGAAAAGGAGTGAGCAAACAACGTGTAGTTGTGCTTGAAGTTACCATCGTCATGTCCTTGTGTGTGCAGACGGGTTACATTTGCAGGAGAAAGCATATTGCGAATTGGAAATGATTTGGGTAAGTACTGAAAGTTTCTTTTTGTCTCGTCATACACCCCTTCGGTGACCGTCTGTGGTGTCATAAAATGATACATCAAGAAGCCGTTTCCCGTCGCTTCTGTTGAGTCTTGACCGTTTAACGCCACACCCTTGAACATGTGTGAATTACCTTCTTCGTCTGAGTGCGGTGAGTGAATTATGTCGTGGTAGGTGTTGAGTGACATGTTTTGTCCACCGTAAGGAGCAAACGGCATGTCCCAAAATCTTCCCGGCCCATAGGTGTATGCACCATCGTCACTTATCTGCCATATGTCAGGTAGGTTGTCTTCACTTGGATGAGGCCCAACTGCTGCTTTCAAATAAGCCATATCGTTGTTAATGTCCTTGGCCGAGCGTTCAAGCGATTCCAAACCTTGAGCCTCTTCAGCCATTTCTTCCAAAACTGACAAATTGATAGTTGGCTCATTGGGATTTTGTACACCGTACATGGGGTGGTTTGCCATCACAGTACGAGTACGAGGGTCATAACCTGCAAGAAAAAGAAGATTGTCAAAGTCAAATCGGGTACGAAGCAATTCCTCTTGCTTACCTTTTTTGAAATGACTGCGAGATGCTTCCTTGATATCATCCCAAGTCATTGTTGAATCAAGCACTTCAGGATTATTTTTGAAGTCAAACTTAGGCAAGAGGCTTAGTTCCCACTTGCTCTTTTTCTTTGCCGCTGTTGCTTTTGATGAAGTTTCGTCAATTTCATTGAGAATCTCGTCAACGCCGTGTGCCTCGTACAACATACTCAAAACTTTGTCGTGAAACGACATTGGTATAGGCGTACCGTCTTCGGTGAAACTTTCAGACAAACTTTCCAATGGCACTCGCGTAGCATTACCAAGTCCGTGTTGCAAAAACTTTCCTTCGTCTCCTTGGCCGTAGTCCCTATCGTTGTCTTCAAGCATCAGATAGTTGCCTCTTCCACTATGACGCGGCTTTCGCGTGGCCCAATCCATTTCAGGTGTCATACGCAAAACGGCATTCCAAGCAATGCGAGAAGTAGGAAACAAAGTTCCATCGGGCAATTGAATAGCATAATGATTTTTTGACCCGTTGATACCTCCGGGTTGGTTTAGGGCTTCCATTACCACATGTCGTTCTTCAGGCGTAAGCCATTCAAGACCGTACATGTAATCGGTGTGACCCAATTTTGTTGGGTGTTCTTGGTCAACGTCTTCTTCTAACCAACCTCGCTTTCGGTCATCAAAGTGCTGATGACGCAATGCTTCTTCGACACTTGAATATCCCCTGTCAGCCATTTCAGCCTGATGGGTTATCCAATACTGCTCAGCATCGAAGTTGTTTGCCAACCAACGTGTAAAATCACGCTCATAGAGGTCAACAGCGTGTTGAGCATTTGGAGACGTGCCGTGAGTGAGGTCACCAAGCAATTTGAATTGTTTAGCATATCCGTCATTTTTTTCACGCTTATACGGTATGAAATCGTTCAATAGTGGACTGTTCTTTTCTCTCAAGTGATTGAGAAACGCTATCTCCATGTCCTTTTCTTTCTGAGCATGTCCTCCTAAGTAAAATCGGCGCAGTACATTCACAAAAGTAGGTTCACCTGTACCCGGACTAACACGCAGCAAAGGATGGTTAAACTCATGAAAAGGGAAGTTGAAGTGTTGGTATGCATGGCGGGCTGACGGAGGGTGGTACGTAGGCCAATGAGCGCGACCATGAGCCGGATTTTCAGCGGCCATCAAACCATCAAGCCATGCGTGACGACTCAACGGTGCGCTCGCATCAAAGGCTACCAAGGGTACTTTGCCCGGATAAATGTACTTGTCCCACGATAACTCAGGGTCTTCAGATGCAACCGTGATATCTTCTTCTTCCTTCAAAATGTATTCCGCAGCACTCTTGAGTAAAGTGTGAGTAGCGTCACCGTTGGGTGAATTGTCCAATGATTCCCACGCAATGATGTATTCAGCGGCAGAATCACGCAGGTCCTTACCATCACTCAACGACTTGAGCAGGTTGAGTGTTGCGTAATCGAACTGCTCAAAGGACACAAGACCACCCCCTCAACGGAGTGGCCTAAACTGCGGGCAAGCGAAAATGTCCATATCGGGATGAACACCACAACCGGATTGTGTAGTACCTCCACATTTGGCACAGACAACCGGCGCACCGCTTTCAGCAGCAGCACGCAATTCAGGAGCCTTCTTCATTGAGCCACCTTCAGCATCTTCGCGGTCCGCACCGGTTCCCTCATGCGGATTCAACCGACTTCCAAGGGATTCAAGACTGACCTTGCTGCTATCCTTAGCACGCTTAGGCTTGTGGTCTTCCGTCTGAATGGGACGGTCACGGGTGGAGTAGTACGCGGTACGAGTCTGTCCGCCCGTCTCGGTCAGAAAGTGAGGGTTCACCTCGGTAATCTTCTCATTCGTTTGTTCGTCGGCCTTCTTCATAGGGCCACCGCAACCGGCCTTTAGGCATCCCATCTTTGCCATCTTACCGCCACACTTCGGGCAAGACTTGCACTCACAGGGTTCCTTACCACAGTCACACTTAGCCTTCTCCAAGGCATCAATGCGAGCAGCCATGTTGCGGGCCTTTGTCAGTATTTCAGATTCAACGGGTCGTGGCTTCATTCAAGTACCCCCTTTGCTTGTTGTGCCATTTCGTGAATATCTTCCCATGACATGTTGTGAAACTCTTCGTTTGTCTGCGGAATGGACGAAACCGGACCGCCTTTGAGAATGGAATTGCCCTCAATATCCATACGGAGGGGGTCAGGCATCAAGTCGTCGGTGAACGGCGTGGACACCGGGACAAATCCGGCCTTACGAAACAGACCGGCAGGGGATGAAATCAGGCTCTTGAGTCGCTCATTCTCAGCCTTCAGGAGTGCAAGGTCGTTGTCCATGCTCTCCATCTTGGTGACAAGGACGGTCATCAGTTGCTCAGCCGATGATGCGTCTCCCATTGGATTCAACCCCAACGACCAAAGGTACCCTGAGCGGGCGAAAGGCGGGAACCACGGTGCCCGCTTGAAATGATACCGGGTAGGCGGGTACCCTCAAGGGTCACCGTCTCCGGCTCGACAACGAACTTGCGCACAGGTACACCGCCTGCAAACAAGTCGTTTGGTCCCTGAGCGTTTTGCAGAACGTCTTGGGACTTGGCAATCTCGGTGTTGAGGTCTTCAAGGAGGAAGTCGCTCAACTTGTTGACTTCGGACAAATGCTCCTTAGCAAGACTTCCATCACCGCTCTCAAGAGCGGTAAGGAAAGCCTTCTGAGCCTGTTCCATTTTTCGGGCCATTGGGTGCATCTTCAAGAGGTCCATGAGATTCCCTCGCTTTATGCAGTCGTGGGGCGGTTATCAAGGTTTAGGCACCGCGAGGCCTTCGGGCGTTCATCAGCGCATTGCTGACGTTTTCTTGTAGGTTAGGCTGCGGACCCCGTTGTTGAACGCTACTAAACGGTGCGCCGCTACCAACCACGGTCCTTCGCTCAGGCGCAGCAGGCCCTCGATTACGCAGACCAACACCTTGACCACCGGGTTGAGGTGGCGGCATTGGCATGCCCGGAGGCATTCCACCAACCATTTGCGGTGGCATACCCGGAGGCATACCCGGAGGCATACCCGGAGGCATACCCGGAGGCATACCCGGAGGCATACCCGGAGGCATGCCCGGAGGTGCGCCACCCGGAGGCATACCCGGCATGCCTTGTTGTGGCTGCGGTTGTGGCTTGCGGTACACAAAGCGAATGTCGCGGTTAGAGGGGTCCTCAAGCAGTTCCGGTTGGAAGCCCAACTGAGCCATGCGTTGAGCGACGTTGAGTTCTTGTTCGTCACGACGGAGACGGGTAATTTCGTCTTCTTCCTCGTTGGGGTACAAGGTGAGTTTCCAATCGTTGACGTTCATCTGTTTAAGCAGACGAGGAAACAGAACATCTGTGTACACCTTTTGACCGTACTCAACTGCACGGTTGGTGACAAGAATCTGCATACCTTCATTGTTCAGTCCACCGGACTTGCCGGTGTCCACCATGAAGATGCTTGAAACGCCATAGAATGCGGCAATTCTGTTGCGAATCTCGTCACGGACCGGAATGTATTGCATTTCCTCCAAGGTGTCCATGAACTTGACCCAATTCACGCCACCCTTGCCGGTTTGCGATTCAATACCAACACGGGGAATGTAGTGGGGGTCACGCTCCATCTTCTCGTCAACGGACTTCCAAAATGACTTCATGGACTCAAGATTGTCCGTAGTCACCGAGATGATACCCTTGGGCATCCGTCGCTTTTGATAGGCCGTGTACATGTAATTGTCCATAGCCGTGAGCGTCATGGCTTGACGCCACATGGTGTTGACGGGACTGCGACCGTACAACTTTGACGGAGTGTACTTGCTGACGTGAATTACTTCACCTTCAACGAAGTACTGCGTCTTTCCGCTACCGGCCATGTTGACGTAGTGAACGTCTTCAAGGTCACGACCACAGTTCTCGCACACCTTGTCGTCAGCATGCGTCTTCACTTCGTCACGATGGATGATGCAGACTTTGAATCGGCCACCGCGCACACCACGTTTGTCGGCCACAATCCGCATGAAGATGGGGTCACCGCGAACCATCTCCTTGACACGATAAAACGCAATCTCCTTGCTTTCAGGGTCAATGAAGTATTCTTTGACCAAGATGAGGAAAGCGTCATCCACGATATTGAGGTCATTCTCAACTTCATGAAGCAGATGGACAAAAGATTGTTCCATCGAGTTTTCCTGTTTGAGCAACCATTTTGGGTACGTCAACTCATCAGGGTCAGGCTTGCGCACTTCGCCACCGCATTGCTTGCAGGATTCCATTTCCTGTTGGTATTCTTCATCGCACACCGTACATTTGACTGTGAACTTCTTTTCCCAATAGTAGCCGCGACGAAACATCTCCTGACGCAACTTGGAAAGAACGGTGCGCAAAATTAGCGACTCGTTGCTGACTGCATAAAGCGCAGGGATGGTGATGCCCTGAGCCATTACGGGTTCCTGAATGCCGCTTGACCACAACGGCATGGTCGGCGTAGGAGACTCACGCGACTTGAACGGGCTACGAAGGCCTGACAGGAACCGAGAAATGCGTCCTTCTTCTGCCATCATAGCCCCTCCGCGTATGCACCTATGGTATCGGCATCAATTCCCCACTTATCAAGAAGCCCGTTGGCTTTCACCGTATGGTCCTTCCAATTTGAAAAGGTGACAAGTCGGTACAATTCCTGCTTTCGCATAAAATCATCTTCATCCACATACGATAGCATGGCTCTTGCTTGTGTGGTCTTGAGCATCATGTGAGGAAGTGTAGCCTTAAGGACACGGCGAATGTCGTCCTTGCGTGAAAAAATAAGTCGGTGTACACTCTTCTTGGTGTTGTGAGACACCTTTTGGTCCGTGACAAGACGACCACATCCGGTAGCCTTGTGCAAGTCTTCGCACAGTTGTTTTCCTGAATCGCCACTTGCTACAAAGGTCACACGGGGGTCACCGCGTTCGCTGATAAAAATACTGCCGTCAGAATCGAGTGAACCCGCCATGTACGCCCAAATGTCCTTGATGATGAATCCATCACGACCTAAAAGAACGTAGTCACCACGTGATGTACTTTTGAAGATGTTTAATTCTTCACCGTACATTTTGAGCAGCGCACCCATTCGTTGCGCCGTCATGTTGCGGTCCAACGTGTCTGCACCACGGCGAAGCAACTCTCGGCTGCTTAAGTGTCCATGAGCCTGCAACTCTTCTGCTGCAAAGTACAGGGCATCTTGTTCTGCTTTGTTCAGCGTGTCCACTTGATGCAGTACATTTTGCCACATTTTGCGAGCATCTTTCTGCAATTGCATAGCGTCAACCCACGATTGTTGGTCGTTTTCATCCCAATCCACTTTGTCGTTGAGCATTTGCAACACGGTGTTGGCCTTGAGGAATTGATGACAAGCCTTTTGCAACGACACGCTACGGTTTTCACCAAACTTTCGCAACGCCTTGAGGCTGCGGTCGGATAGCCCCATCTGTTTAATCACACTCTCCATGCCTTCAGCCCACGACAGATTGTTGATGGTCGCTTCAACCTCCATGGCCTTCAGTTGTCGAACAAGTCCAATCGTTTCGTCGTATTCGTCACGGTTGTCTTTGTCGTGCCGCCGCATCTTGCGACACTCACGAATAATGGTGTCAGCATCCTTGCCCCAATACGTTTCAAGCCATCCGTCACCGTTCTTTGGAAACTCGCGCTTTCGCAGGTCTTCTTTGATAAATACAGTTGAGGTGGTTTGCAGCGGCAAATCGTTCTCATTGAACATAGGATGCTGAGAAAGCGCGTTGAGTACCATTTTTGTCAAGGGGTCTTCAACGACCATGGGCACGTCGTACACGTCACCCACCAATGCACTCCCCCACATAATGACCACTCACTTGACCATTGGTTAAAAACCCCACTCAGGAAACGGGTAAATCAGGGGGTAAGCCATCCATCAAAGCCTCCTTTTTCTTCCTGATTACCACCACTAAGCCAATCGGCAAATCCGGGCATGTAGTCGTCAAGCATAACAAGCGAGCCACGGAACTCCTTGGTACCCCAATTCGCCAAAGCAAGGGCCATTGCCAAGTCGTCGTGCGTACCCACGCTTTCCAACTTCCCGTTTTTCTGCATGCCGAAACGGTTGAGTTCTTGCTCCAACTTGTGCGTGAACTCACGGCTCCGCTCATCCCCATAGGGTGTGCGAATCTGACCTTGCTCAAACGCCATGAGCAAGGACATGAACATGGATTCCTTACGCTGACGGGTGGTCATGAACGTCTTGATGGGAATGTCGTTGCGCATGTCTTGCAGTTCAGCAGCAAACATGCGTTGGAAGTTGTTTCCTTCAAGTTCAATCAAATCAGGTTGGAAGCGGTTGTTCATCATCAGGATTTGCCGTTTCTGCGCAGCACCGCTCATTCCACGTTCGTGATGCGCACCAATGATTTGTTTGGTACCGTCATCGGGTAACGTACGTAACACAAGCATAGCGGTAAAGTCAGCGTTCTTGTCCGAGGCAATAGCCGTGTCCCATCCGATGAAATGCTGACCAAAGATGCCTGTTGATTCACCTTCTTCGTCGTATTCCATTTCAGCGCGGTCAAGCAACACAAGTTCCTTGTCCCTTGCTTTTTCAAGAATGTCGTTGGGAAACATACTCGCAACGTCGTGAATCGGCTCGCACAGGTATTCACGGGAGAATTGAATAGCAGGCATGGAAAGTCGCCGTTGGTCAAGCGATTCCAAATCCCATCGCTCAGGCCACAGGGCTTTTCCTTCGTTGTTGATGGCAGGGTAGGTTTCAACGGTGAATGCCTCACGTTGCTCAAGTTCTGCGTACAGGTCGTTGTACGAAAAAGGTGTACCAACAATCATCATGCGACCGGAGTGGTGCAGCACAGGAAGCAGCACACCATAGAACCAATCAGCAGCACGTTGCAATTCAGTACCGGTCGTACCCCACAGAATGTCGTCGCACACAACCACGTTCGGGTGGAAACCACGGGTACCACCACCCACGGACTTTGCCATCATACGGCTTCCGTTTGCAAAGTCAAAGTAGGTTTTTCGCCACGGTCGCCCTTCGGGAATAAGGTGTTTCAGACACGGGGTGGTTTCGATGTTGTTGCGAATGAACCGCATGTGTTCAAGCGTCTGCTCAAGTGAGTGGCTGAAAATCATGATGTGAGTGTTGGGTTGAAACGCCGCAATCCACAGGGCATAGGACATGAAAAACACGGACTTGCCGTGGTCACGGCTTGCTTTGACACAGTAGTAGCGGTTGTCACTCAACCCTTTGTCCCAACATTCGTGATGGAACGAATAGTCATAGCCAAGAATCTCGGTGAAGAAGTACCTGAAGGACTTGGCCGACATTTCACGGTCCATCTCAAGGATGAACTGATTCATGTCTTCCTTCATCGGCTCAACCTCTTGAGCAAGTAGTCCATCGCATGTTCAAACGGCTCAGCAGAACGATTGAATCGTTGGTCGTACAGGTTGGTTTGTCCTTGGAGTAATCGCGCTGCTTCAGCGGGGTCAACAGGTGTTCCCTGCTGCTGAGCAGGCTGAGCAGGCTGAGCAGCAGCAGGCTGAGCAGGAGGTTGTCCCGGCATCGTCGGCAAAACCCCCGCTGCATGTGCAGGGTCAACAGGTGAAGCGGTAGGTGCAGCGGTAGGTGTAGCGGTAGGTGTAGCGGTTTGAGATGGACCCATACCCGGTAGCATCATTTGGTCCGGTCGGAGTGGGGAACCATCAGGAGCAGTCGCACCCGGTGCAACAGGCTCCATGTGTGGGGGTTGCTGCTGAGTAGGTGAAGATTGAGTTTGAGGTTGAGTTTGAGGTTGAGTTTCCTTTTGCCTTTCAATGAACTGCCACGGTTGGTTTGCAAGGTACTGTGCGTACGCACCCATAGGAGCAGCGAGGTTGCCCCCTTGCATTTGGTCTGCAATTTGTTGCGTGGTAGCCGCAGCAGAAAGACCGCGACCTGCCAAATCAGCAATAGCACCAAGTCTTTGCCATCCTTGCCCTTTCTGACCTGTTTTTCGTCCAAAGGCCACGCCCGCAAGTTCACGAATTGATGGGCCTTTACCACCAACCACCAACTGCAAACCGCCACTTGGTATCTGCTGCAACGCAGTTTCAGATTTACGAACGAGTACGGGCTTCATGATTTCACCTCATACTTATTTTAATGACCTTGACGACCTCGGGTTGGACGTTGTACGACTTCGCAATTTTGTGCCAATCACCCATCGTGTGATGAATGTTGGTTACTTCCTCGGAGGTAAGCCCAACGTATGAAGCCAACTGACGGGAGGACGTGCGGGAAGAACTGAGGTGTTTCACCACGTTGTTGTCCAATTCAGCCTCGCGGTACTGCATTCGCTCAAGTGCTTTCATCACTTGGTCCATCACAGGCAGATGTATGTCTTCGCTGCGCATGAACTGCGACAACAAAGTTTGGCGTGGGTCAGACAGGCCTGCTTGGGCGCGTGCTTCAACGGGAGACAACTCAGGCGAAGCAGCAGGCCGCTGCCGACCACGACCTGCGAGGTCGAGCATTTCCCTGAACTGTGCAGGGGTATAGCGGCCAATGTCCGGTCGAATGGCTTGGAAATCAGCCGACAAGGGTTGAGGTGTCCCTGCGTCTGCGAGCGGCGGAGGTGATGAGCCGCTTGTTGGGAGAGGCACCGTAGCCGACGGATGAGCGGACGCCGGTACGGGTGCAGACGCAGGGACTTCTTGTGGTAGGTCACCGGGGTTGTAGTCAGCAAAGTCTTCAACCCACGCATAATCGTAATTTTCCATATGTGGCTCAAGCCTAAGTTGTGGCTCAAGCATATCACCGTGATAATTCTGAATGTGCATAGGTCGGCCAAGCGGCTTGTTTGGTACCTCACCTACGTCTTTTCGCTCATGACCGCGAGCCACCATTTGATGTTCAGCAAGCCCTTCAATTAAACGACGATTGAGATTAACTTGCTCTTGTTCATCAGGAGCAATACTTTCTAATTGAACGTCACGCAATTTGGAACTGCCGTCTTCGTTAGCGCCAAACATGTTTGCAAGAGCCATGACACGTCCTGCCTTAGCATGCATACCTGTCCCTTTACCGCTCCCTCCCGCCGTGTAGTACTCGCTATGCTCGTCATGAGAAAGGCCTGAATAATCTTCAAGCCTTCCCATTACGTTGTTGAACAATTTCATGAAATTGCCTCCTTGTTGGTTTGCTCGACCAAACAAAAACATCATTGCAGGCACCGATGAAATCTCCTTAATGACCGCTTGCTGATATTCAGGAGTGAGCAGGGCTTCTTGCAACGGTCGTTGGATTCTTTGTCCTTCAAACGTAAAGGTCACAGGAAAATTAGGTATGGCGTCAACATTGCCTCCACTTAGGGCTTGTCGAATATGGTCTGCCGTCCTTCTTTGCAAATCAATGGCTTCCCTGTTTTGGGGCATTGGTTTGAAAAACACATCAGGAAGATGATGCAGCACTTGCCACGTAAATGCTTCTTGTTGTTCTGCGGGTCTGAACTCATCAGGAAACGGAACTTTTGACCCATCAATATACGCGGAGCCGGGGTCACGTTGTTCGGAGCGAATGTACTTCGGGGGTGTGGTGTAGTTCGCATATACAAACGGTTTGTCATGCAACAAAAATCTGACATTATGCGCAAGCATGTCAATTACTTCAGGTGAAAAATGCTGCTCAAGCAGTTGTCGCAATTCGACGTTGAAGGGTAAGTAGTACGATTCAATGAACTTCCCATTTGGGTTTTCAGCGGCGTTGTTGTTTGTCAGCAACGTAATCTTGGTGCCGTCTTGCGAACGAGTTGGTCGAGTTGTCTTGTCAGGATGCATTTCCACCTGTTTTGGTAGGGGTGCAGAACGCAACTTTCGCCATTGAAGGCTCTCAAACGGTGCCAAATGGTGTTTTTCGTTTGGGTGCTTTTGGTTGAACAAGTCAATTGCTTGATTGAAAAGATTGACAACATCAGGAGATGAAATAGAAGGAACATGCCCTTGCAATGCACGAAGCAAGCGGTATGCAGCCGCATCAATACCGTGTTGGAAAAATCGAGGGCCGTTTGGGTGGTCCCTTTCACGGGTGTGGTAGTAGTAAATGCCGCCATCGTCTTTGGCCCATTCTCCATCATACACGTTGCCTGCACCATCGTGGGCAAAGGCAGGTAAGTCCAAGTTTCCCATTGGCTTGAAGGCCGCAGGTGGAGGGTTTCGCATGACGAACCTACCGTTAGGTCCTGAGTGAATCAGACCCCACGCCTTCTGAATGATGAACGAATCGTACATCATCCCATATGCCCCCGTTGTGAGACAAGATAGCCCGCCGGGTCAAGACCAAACTGCTTAGCGTCTGTCTCGTCGTTTTCTGTCGGTCCTTCAGGGTCCGACTCATTTTTGGGACTTACACCGGCAGGATGAGCAGGAACGTGACCGTTCTCCATTGCGCTTTGTGTACCTGCTTTTTCCAACTTATTTACTCGCTCCAATGCAGCCATGATGCGGCGCATAATGTTGAGTCGCTCAGTTGTGCGAGCGGCTCGACCCTTGAGCATCTCACTCTCGGTACGCTCTTCACTCATCATAATGGACGAGGGAGCAGATGGAGCAGATGGAGCAGATGGGATGCCGGGGACCATGGACGATTGCGGTGAAGGCATCATTGGCGGCATGGGTGGCATCGGTGGGCGTGGCATACGGGGCATACGGGGTTGATGGACTCTCAATGGACGAAGTGCGGGTTGCCTCATTTGTCCTGCTTGACCGGGCAAGAGTCCGCTGAGTCTTCCTGCTCCGGTGGGTCCGGCATAACTGCCTCGCTCGGCGTAGCGGGCGTGGGGTGAGAAAGTTGTGCGTACATTGCCGAGAATCTTGCGAGCCTCAGATTGGCCCATGTACTGACGGTACTTTTGCGGGTCTTTCGACATGGGTTGTTTCGTCGCAATGCCACGGTGACTCATCTCCACAGATAGGTGAGGTAACATCAACCCCGTTTTCTTTCCACCCTTGATACCACGCATGCGAGCGCGGAAGCGCCGCATGGTAGCACCGCTTGGGTCCATGCCGCCGGGTGGCCGCTTAAATTGTCCTGTGGAGGGACGAAACTCGCGCCGCGCTTCACGACGGCGACGGGCTTCGATGGTACCGGGTGTTTCACGTTTCAACAACGCAGACCAAGCATCTTCCATTGGTTCAGCACGGTTGAGGTCTTGCCATCCATAGCCAAACATAGGATTTTTGTTTTCCATGATGCGAGTGTTTGCCTCGTCAAAATACGGTTCACGCTCTTCTGCTGAAAGATTGTCAAAGTCAGGATGCATCATTATGTCAGCGAGTGCTTGGTGGCTAAGGTTCATGTGCGGTCGTTCTGCCAAACCTTCCATCATCATGCTTTGACGCAGTTTTTCTTGTTGCCGCTCATGAGCAATAGCATCGTCTTCTTTCAGCAACGTGGACCAAGCATCTTTCATTGGTTCACTTGCCAATTTTTTCCATTGAGAAGGGTGTACCGCATGCGCTCTTGTTACGTCACGGGCCATGTGGTCAGTTCTTGGCGTTGTTCTCCCTAAATCAAAATCAATTCCACCGGGCATTTCCAATTGACTGTCTTGCCATGCGTCAAACATCATCTCCCAAATTGAATTGTCAATGTCTTCTTGACTCAATTCAGGAAAATCGCCGTACATTCGTTGCATACCTCTTTGCATGAATGGATTACCTTGAAGCCTTAGCCACTCAATTTTTTCATCATTGGACATACCTTCAATGTAATCCCACAAAGAATTGGTGACGCCCATCAAATGCTCATCTGCTTCATCATTCCAAATCTGCTCATCAGGATGAATGTAGTCTTCGTCTTCTTTCAGCAACGTGGACCAAGCATCTTTCATTGGCTCGCTCATAAAGAGCGGTACAGGACCGGTCATTGCGCTACCGGTACCTGTCTTGGCCCCCGTAGCCATGTCAAGCATATGACCGCGACTGCCCGCAGGACCGCCCTGCAATCCGAGTTCTCGCTCTAAGTCCTGCTTGTTGCCGTCGTCCTCACCCATTGGTGACTCGGCACCGTCAAGAGGCAACTTTGCGCTGACCTTGATGTGCTTGATTTTGCTGCGCTTTTCTTTGCGCTCTTGTTCACGCTGCTTCCGCTCTTCGCGGCGGCGTTCCATGTCTTCCGGGGACGTGGGCGAGTACTTGTCCTCGTCCTCGTTAGCCGACGAGTACATCTTGTCGGACTCGCTACGCGGCGAGTACATACGAGTGTCCGAGCCGCGTCCCATCATCGGCATCACTCCACCCCCATGTTCTCCATCAATTGCGCCTTAAGTCGCGCCCATACTTCAGGACTCTCCTTGCTCAATTCGACTTGCAAGATGTTGAAGGTCTGATTGACCTGCTGCGTGTCGCTTTGCGCACCCCATTGGTCTTGGAATCGAAGCAGGTCTTTGACTGTTTCACGAACTTCTTTGTGCAGCGACACCGCATCGCGCACGAAACCGTCTTCGTGAACGCTACCTTCGTCAAGCAATTCGCTCAACTTGTGGTTGAGCCGCTCAGCGTTGCTTCGCAACAAATCAATCTCGGTCCCTGCACGCAGGGCGACTTCGATGGCAGCCGTCTTTTGCACAAGCGGCTGAAAATGATTCTTCATGTGTTGATAGACCACGTTTTCGCTGACTTCTAATTCCTGAGCAATAAGGTCGCTATTGCCTGTGTTAAAGTACATCTCTTCGTAGGCCGCACGCTGATGAGACGTACAGACAGGACAACCGGAGTTGGATGCGAGGTGAAACTCGCCCATGTGGTTGCGGTAGTGCCGCTCGGTGGTGTTGCTTCGCCACTCCTTGTCTTTGTCCAACTGCTTTGGTGAAATGTGACCGTCGAGTAGGCCTTGTTCAAGCCCATCCCGTTCTTCGTCCATGCAGAAAGCGCATGACCGTTTGTACACACGGTCGTCGCTCATGTGCATTCTTAAGTGAGTCTGCTTCAAAAGCGTTCTGTCATCGAATGATGCGAGCATACACACCGGTCAACGCAAGAACGCTACCAAACAAGCCAACTACGTAGTAGGACATGGAAGATGCAGGCAAATTGTTACCCTTGAATAAAATGATAGCCGTGAGGACAAGAATAGCCGAAATGAACTGAACCATAATCATGTCAACAATGACGCTGCGCTCAGGGTTCAACACGTCAAGAGTGGTCGTGGCAATTCCACGTGGCATGTACGATTTATCCTGCATATCATCGTCCTCCGGTAATAAAGGAGCGGGCGGTGTTGCCGATGAAGCCGCCCGCCTTCTCCACCATGCCTTGGTCCATTGCAGCAGCCAATGCTGAGTTCATCATGGACTGACTCGCCATGTTGTTGAGTTGCATTTGCTGCCCTTCAGCGTTCTGAATGTTCTGCTGTGCAGCGGACTGCAAAGCCGTAAAGTCAGCCTTGACGTTTTCAGCACTCATGGTCTGCAAATGCTGCGGCAAGGAGGTAATCTCCATTTTGAGACTACCATCGTCGTCGGCCACAAACACCGCATTCTTGAGAATCTCCAAGACCGAGAAAGAGACGATGTTGTTGAACATCTCAACCAAAACCCCCATTTGCGGGCTTGCAATAAATCGGTCCACCGGTACAATGCCACGAAGCAGCATGATTTGCATTTCAAGTTCACTCGGTGGAGCCATTGGCTGCTGTGGTACACCGGCACCGGTAGCAAAGGCTCCCATGGCTCCCATCTGTTGAGGTTGTTGTCCCCATGCTTGTTGTTGCGGCCACGGATTCTGTTGTGCGGGAATAGGTTGACCCCAACCGGTCACTCCAAGACTCAACGAACCGCCCTGCGGTTGTGGTTGTTGACTGTTCAATCTAAGCATGTCACTCAACCACCGGAAGCATCTGTTGCTCATGAGGTTTTTCACCGCTGAGCATGGATTGGAAAGCAGCGGTAGGTTGGTTTGCCATTGCTAACTCTTGTTGGAAAATCCGCAGGTCAAAGGCAATCATTGTCACGTCGTTCAAACCCGTAGCCGGGTTTTCGTAGTACATAATGGAGATACCCTTTGTCTTCTTGCTATCTTTTTCCAATTCAGCAAAAAACGGCTCGTACTTCTGCAAGAAGGATGGCGTAGGGTCCTTGACCTTAACCGCCGCTACGGGAACGGTCACCATTGAAACACCCTTCTTCATGCGGTCACGCAAACGTCGAGGGTTGGCCTCGCTTACCTTGTCTTCTTCAGCCTCCCACTTGCAAAGCAGGTGATAGAGGTGAAGATGCTCAGGGCAATAGGTACCTCGCATCTTGCGACCGCTTGTCACTTTGTCCTTGGCGACAAAGGCTTCAGCCTGTCCGGTAACGGGGTTTTTCCAATAGTACTCCCACAGGCTTACTCCGGTTTCATCATCCATGATTTTGTTGTACAAATTGTCAACTTGAATAAGAGCGGCACAATCGCAGCCGTCAATAACACAGACGTGGGCTTGCTTGTCGTAGCGGTACTTACGACCCAAAAGGGTACGCACAGGGTTGAGCAGGTGTCGCTTGGTAGGTGTTAGCAAACGGTACGCTTGTCGAATGTCCTTTCTGCGAGCCTTTAGGGGGTCAGGATGGCGGCTTGGATAGAAGTTGACTTTGGGGACTTGCAAATTGGCTCCGGCAGCAACTTCCTGCATAGCCGCTTGAGCCGTAGCCTGTGCCATCAACGCTTCGTGGGTTAGCATAGAGTTGCCCTGTTGCGAAAGTGCGTACACGCTCGCCACGTTGAGGTCACCAAGGTTTTGCTGCGGTGCTTGACCACGAAACGGAATCATTCTTCTTCCACCACCCGCATGTGTGCCGAATACGTGTTTTCCTCACGAATGACGTTCCATTCAACGATGCTGCCCTTCTTCAATCGCATCAACTTAGCAATCCACAACGGAATTACAGTCCGAAGGGACTGACTTGCCGAGCCGACTGACGCTACTTTTGTTTTATCCATGTTTCTCACACCGTCAACAGGTTGACCATTGTTGGTTCCACGTTCCATCCAATTCGGGTCGCCATAAACGACCTGCGGGTTGGAATACCCGCTTTTTGCAAGCGAATAAGGTCATCTCGGAAGGGGTCGAAGATAGGATGCTCTCCAATTCGCCCTTCAGCGTACAATTTGGCCGCAGTATCGTCAAAATACCGGTCAGCCTTGTTTGCAACAAGCATAATCAGACTTGGAGCGTATGATTTACCGTTCCATCGGCTTTTGAGTGTCCGATATCGGTAATTTCGACCCGTAATTGCGTCAACAAGGAAGCGAAAGCCTGCAATTTGCTGAATGGCATCGTTTCCGCCCTTAATTGCTCGGTCATCAAACAAATAGACGACTGCACGGACTTGCCGGGACACCATATCGTCAATCCACAGGTTCCAAAACCGTTCTTGACCACCAACGTCGGCAGAAAACACAACACGCTTCTCGCCTTCCCAACTTACACGCTTGCGAGAAGGTTTTGGCAGCAGGTAACGCCCGAGAATCTTGACATGTTCGGTCCGTTCCTCTTCAGGAATCTCTTCCATTTCCCCCGGAGTGGTCATGTAGCGGTCAAGGGTGGTTTTGCCGGTCAGTCCTGCACCGTAAATGCCGACTTTGCGCGGCCTCCACGAATTGTACAGGCTCTTGCCCCACACCATTGCACCGACCAATGCGGTTCCCGCAGGCTCAACCATTGACCCACCCCGTTAGCCAAGAAGCCAAATCGCCCATCTTGAGCCAAAACCACTTTACGGTGCTTTCCCATACGCTGCGGTCAGTTCTTAATTCGTACAGGCTTGTCATTAAGACGGCTATGCCGCTGAACACAAGTGTACGAATCCAACCAAGTCCTTTTTCGTAGTACGTGTCAAGGGTGTTTTGTGTATGCATTGCCCTCAAGGTGGCTTCCGTGGAATCATCCACGGGCGTCTTAAAGATTCGACCCATGTTCACTCGTCGTTTCTATACCGCTTGTCAGGCGTGCCGTCTTTTTTCAACGGCACTTCTTCCTTGACGCCAAGATTGACAGGTTGATTGACTTCAGCAGTATGCTTGGGTGCGCCTGTCATTTGTGCCATGTCGTACTGACTCACCAACGACGGTGCGCCTCCTTGGACACCCCAACTTGGAGGCATCTGACCGGGGTTGGCTTCCATCCACCGCAGTTCACGCTCAAGTTGGGCTTCCTGCATCCGCAGTTCCATCTCAGCGCGTCGGTTGTCGAAGGTGTTCTGCATGTTGCGGAAACGGTACTGCCGCTCTCGCTCCATGTTGGTTGCCGCAACACGTTCCTGCATGTTCTGCTCAAAGAACATCTTGAACACGTAGTAGGCAACGCCCTGCACAAAGAATGCGGCCATGGCGTAGGTGAAACCGTTCACCCACGCATCATCGTTGTTCAGCCACATGCCTGCATCAAACAGGCCAATGGCAAGTCCGACAAGGGCTGACTGCGAGATAATCAGACCCATCAGACGAATCTCGGCTTCGTTGGACTGAGGCATAGAGGACATGCTGCTCAGGCTTGGTCACA